TGCGTGCCACCGTTAATTGCGTATTTTTGGTCTACAGCGTCGTAAACTTCAACTGTTGAGTAATAAGTAAGTCCGCCAGTAGGAACCCAACTGCCACCACCATTCAAATAGCCACCTTGGGCACCGATGGTGCCATCAAAGGCACGAGTTTCTTGACCACTTGTAGAAACGGCAGGTGAGAACATCCCACTCCAAACGGCACTCTGGTTATACGACGAGCTATTTAAACTACTAGCAGCAATCGTTGTGTTGGAATCTCCGGCGTCCCAGGCCCAACTCGCGTATGTATAAGAGCTGCGATTTATTTCATTGTCTCCTCCTAAGGTAAAACCATTTGAATCAAAAGATGCAAGTGTTGATCCATTTGTTTGCTCTGCTGATGTCGCATCAGATTTAAGGTACTTTGTAGCGCCCCTGACTGCGTCAAACAAAAGATGTTGGTATGTAGAGTTTCTATTTTTTATCCAAACAAAATCTGGCTGAAAAGCGAGCGACGATATTGACTGCGTTCCACCATTACCTGTGTAAGTAACAACATCAAACCCTTGATTAGCGGCAACTACTGTTGCAGTCAAATTGTTAACGGTCCAGGTGTTCGAGTTACCGGATGAGTCGGTACCCAGCGCCGCGTCTGAGCTGTTATCTGCAAACTTCAGCCTGAATCCATTCGTTCCAAATGTCAGCCCGTCTGTGTCCTTGGCTTGCCAGACCCCGTTATCGTCAGTTTCGCCAAAGTCAGTCGGCGCAAGCGCCTGCCCGTCAATGAAGTTGACCTCGGCTAAATAACCATCTAAATTGTAACTTGCGTTTTCTGAATAATCGCCAATGCGATGGGATCGAACGTCATTAACTATAGACTCAGTGTTTTGAGCTGGGTCTACTGAGGTAGAGAACGTATCTATCCTTGCGCCATTAACGTAAATTTTAATTCTATCTGCTGCCGTACTATTTGCAGAGTCCCAAACCAGTGCTATGTGATGCCATGCGCTGCAATCTCTAAAAACTGCTGTAGAAGTTTTTTGTCCTGCATAACTACCGCTGAGAAAATTCCAAAATACAAGCCTATTAGAATTATCAAATATCAATAAAGTCTCGTTTGCAGGATAAGCTGCTGTAAAAAGACTTTGGTTGCCACCTAACCTAGATCTTTTTACCCAGCCTGCCCAGGTCCACTTCTTGCGGTTAGAGGCAGAACTTGGTTGACGGCTTAGATACGAATCATCCCCTGAGTTGAACCTAAGCGACCTGGATATTTCAAAATCAGCTGCTGCTCCAGCAGTTGTTGCTAGAAACAGCGGACTCGCGGCACCAGGAATACTCATGAAACGTTCAGCAGCGAAGTAACCGTGATGCGCGTTGCGCTCTCGCAATAATAAGCCAATACATCAACAGCAGCAGCCGTTGTCGTCAACGTTGGGGCCGTACCACCAGCAAACTTATACTTCGTGCCCGCATAAGCAAGAGTCCTGCTTCCCGTTCCATCCTGCGTGACAACAATCACCCCAGACTGACCAGCAGTGACATTGCTTGGATCGCCAAGTGTCCTGTTGCCAGCAAGCGTCACGCTGAAGTTATTGCCAAGGCTCATGTCAACAGCAATTGTTGCCCCATCGGTCAATGCAACAGGCGTTCCACGCTGTGCTTTCGTAAAGCTCTGAGTTACGGCAAGACCAGCAAGCGTTGTAGTCGAAGCAGGAATCGTGACGGTAACGTCAGCACCGGGATCAGCAACACTCAACGTCAATTCATGCGCGTCAGGCGTTGCACCTTCAAAGATCAGGCTGCCGTTGAACGTAGCGTTGCCTGCAAAGGTTGATGTGCTGTCGAACGTTGCAACACCCGTGACATCTAACGTTCCAGGGACATCAACGTTGCTTGTAAATTCAACGTCTGTGCCATTAGATGCTGTCTGCAGCAGTTGACGAGCACTGCCATTTGCAAGCTTGCTGACTGCAATTTCAGCCGTAGCACTTACATCAGCATTGACGATCGTGGCATCAGCGATCATTGCGCTGGTGACTGTTCCCGTATCACCTGTCGTGACAACGTTGCCGGTCACATTGGGGAATGTGATCGTGCGGTCAGCCGTTGGATTCGTGCAAGTAATCGTCAGTTCGTGCTGATCATCAGCAGAACCTTCAAACGCCAATACAGCGTTCTGACCCAGCAACACCGTTCCAGTAAATGTTGGGCTAGCTGCGCCTAACTTTTCAGTATCTAGTTCCTGCAGTGCAGCCTGCACGTTTGTGGCTGCAATGTTTCCAGTCGCGACAACAGAAATATTCGATGCAGTCTGACCAGCGATAGCATTAGAGACATCGATTAATTGGAACGTGCTCCCCGCGCCCAAAGATATGAGCATGTCGGGTGGAGCCAAACTCACTGCAGGCGCAGTACCTGAGCCCGTTCCAGAGTCACTAACGACCACGTAATAGTTAAGGTTGCCTGTCGCAGGTGTCGGCAACGCACCACCAGCCGAAAAACCAGCAGCAGAACCAGCAGTCGTGACTGAACCAACTAAATTCGTATTGGCGTTATACGTTCCAGCGTTAACAAGGTTGCCGCTGATAACCGTAATTGGCAGGAAAGATTCTCCAGTAAAGACGTAAAGATCTTCGTTTTTCTCATCGAAGAAGAACTGGCCTTTGTAGTCACCAGATGGGAACGTGACGACGTTATCGGTTGCGCCAGCACCACCAAACTTGGTAACAGATTGATCTGCAAGTTTTGCTGCAGTAACAGCATCGGTTGCAATCAATGAACTCCCGATAGTGCCACTTGTCAGCTTTGCTGCTGATAGATCTGGAATATCGCTAGCCGCCAAAGTAGCGCCTGTGCCGACATGGCCTTGAGCGTCAACTGTGACCTTGGTGTAAGTACCAGGGGTTACAGAGTTGCTGTGATTTAGATTGCCACTGCCATCGACAGCAAGCCCCGTCCCAGGAATTACAGCGCCTTTTGCGCTAGACGTGGCAGCCGGAAGATCTGCTGATGTAATCGCACGACCGCCAGTAATTAAACCTTTGGCGCTATACGTCACCACATGATGTGTGGAGCTAGCCGTTACGTCGTTATCAACTTCAATCGTGTTGGAGTCCATGCGGAGTCCTTCACCATTGACAATCACACCACCTTTGGCGCTTGTCGTTGCAACAGGAATGTCACTGCCATCAATGACTCTGTAGGCAACCGTGCCACCAGCACTGGTTGGGCCTGCTAAAAACTTGTTGGCTGCATCAGTGTCATTCTGAGTTGCAGCAATAGCAACGCTTGAACCCGTGGTGGTGACAACAATGTCAACTAGGCCAACCGTACTGCCGGTGACAGCGTTAACAGAACCAGCAGCCTTGAGACTGATCCACGCAGATCCGTTCCAGCAATACAGATTGCTGTCGTCTGTATCTAACGCAAGCTGACCTGTAAACGCTCCAGATCCAGGCAGCGTTGTAACTAGGTCAACAGTGGATTCATTGGCAAGCTTTGCTGCTGTAATCGCATCATCAGCAACCTTGGCTGTAGTTATCGCAGCATCAGCAATATCTGCTGTGGCAATACCGCCTGCAGCAAACAGAATCTTTGCGCCTGGGATTGTGTCGTTTGCAATCAGCGTGACGCCATTTGCAACCAGATCACCGACCGTTAGCTTCTTGGTTTCGCTTGCGCTGCTATCAACAACAGCGACCAAGTCAGCAGTGGCCAGGTTATTCCCGGCCAGAGCTGCTAGTTCACTGATTTTTAAATCAGCCATTGGTGGTCAGCTCCCTGCTTAAAGGTCGGTCTCTAGTTGCAGTTTAGCTGCACCGTCTTGATCCAAGCGTATTTCACCAGAGTCCTCTTGCAAGAGGTCGTCAGGTACAAACGTATTCATTTTCAGCTCTACCGCTCCAGTCGTGATGAAGTCTGCTGTGATTTGCACCGTATTGTCTGGTGCGAACTGCACAGCACACGCCGTAATCACTGCATCAAAGTCATAAAAAACTTCGTCGCCGTCTCTCGCTGAAACACCACCAGGGTTGTAGCCGCTTGCTTTGATATAGAACTTTGCATGAAACTGACTGCCAACCTTGGTACGCAGTGAAAGCTCAACCAAGTAATTAGGCAGCTCGTTTGCCGTGTCGCCTGTGTATTCCCAGAAACAAGACATCCGACCAGAGCCAGACATCAACGTACTAATGCGACTTCTAAACTCATCAGACAGCGTTGTTGTGTCAACAGTTTCGCGCTCGGTATTAAGCTCAAAACTATTAACCTGTGCTAACAAACGCGCAATGCTGTTTTCGACAGTGACTGCAATTGGAATGTTGTTGCCAGGAACTGCAAGAGCTACTGCGTTCGTTGGCCCACCATTTACGGCATGGGCAAAAGTGTTATAAAGCCTGATGCCACCAAGGTCGTCAACGTAAATAAACTTTTTTACGCTTGAATCTGTATAGCTATCAATAAAATCAAGAGCACTACTGTCAGTGCTTTTAATTTCAATTTGATCACCAGTAATTAACTGCCCATGGTCAAAGTCAAAGCTAAAACGTTTTGCTGTAGCATTGACATCACCGGTATTGATTGTCGAGCTAAGTTCGCTGCCGTCAAACTGACGTTGCAGTTCAACTTTGCCAAACGTGCCAAGGTAAACACTCATGAGATTGTGGCGGCTAGCAGCTCTCCCGTACCAACAAACGAGATCTCAGCACGCACCAGATCAGCAGTAGCAGCACCCATCGTGGCACTCGAAACGTAAGCGTTGATCTTGATGTCGTTAATGTCCGCACCATCTACCCAACGGAATGTCAGGTCAACGGTGTCGCTGCTGGTAACACCAGCCGAACCAGTCTTGACCAGTGCGCTTAACAGGCTTGTGGTGTTGATTGAACCGCTGTCTTCTTTGTAATAAAGCAAGCTGCAACTGCCCGTATAGCCAACAACGCCTGGAACGTAACTGCGAATATTCTCACTAAGCGTTGTGGTTTCTAACGTCTCAAGGTTTGCTTGCACCGAGAAACTCGACACTTTGGCAACGGTCGTACCAGCGACTTGTAAGACGCCATCTCTGCCGGTATAGACCTTTGCCATCAGATCACGCCAATGAGATTCACTGTAACAGTGCTAACCCCAGGCCGCACCTGCGTTAATTGTGGTGCGCTTTCGTACCGATACGCATTTCCATGGCTATCCGCTCCAATCGCATCAGCGTTGCCTTCCCAGCCACCTTTACCTGTATCTCGCCCAACAGAAAATGTCGTGAAGGTGCCCTTCATCTCGTCGTAGTGGTCAAGGAATAACTCGGCGCTTGCGTCAGTGATGTTGGCGTAACTCAGTGACAGCTTCATATTGGTGCGGTTGCTGCCATACAGAATCCGCGTCTCAGCGCCGTTTTGCGACTTAAACGTTCTGATCGGGTAGTCCCCTGCATCAAAAGAACGGCTGGTTGGAACAAGCTCAGGAAATGCCATTAGCTGGGTTGAATGACAAAGGATCCATTCTCTATTAAGTGGGCAAGCTTACTGCTGCCATCATCGTTGCAAGGATGCTCTGATGCAACGATGTCCACAGTGCCTTCCTGCGAAAACGTCAGTTGCTCCACAACATAAACGTTTTGAGATACCTCGGGATTAGTCAAGGTGAAGACGGAATTGTGGAACGTTGAGTCAGCAACCACCCCATCACTGACATTTATCGTTCCAGTCTCAACATCCTCTGAATTGATTTGGAAGTAAGAAACGTTGTATTGGCCGTCGCTTAAAGGCGTAACACTAGTGACTTGGCCAGTTGAGCTGATCGACCCGTTGTTAGCAGAACTGTACGGGCTTGACTCTGTAACAACCTTGATAAACGAACCAGCTTTTAAATTTAATCCATGGACTGTTGTCGAAAAGCTAATGGTGTGCGTAACTAGCTGCCTCAATCCAAGAAAATACTTGGCCACTTTTATTGCATGACTTTTTGATGTGCAGAACTGCGTCAAGTTAAATTGCTCCTGAGGCATCAAGTCAATGTTTGGATCGAACTCGTCTAAACCTGGGATCTTGACCTCTACTACCCTTTCTTCTGGCAGCTTATTCTTAGCCTCCTGCCTGTAACGCACGACCGCCTTAAACGGCCTACGCTCTTCTGAACTCAAGTATTCAAGCTTGAACGAATCCTCAAGGATGTTGCCAGCGGTAAAAAATTGATTGATTTCGACAGCACCTAAGTTGATAGCACCGCTATCATGGATATATGGCACTGCAGGCACCAGCGAGAACTTACCGTCTGCAAGAACAAAGTTGCATAAAAAGTTAGGGGCCAGGTCCATAACAAATTGACGTAAATTTGTCATCTCTCCAATAACGCCGTTGAAGAAAAGCTCTTGCTTTACTAAAAACTTGGAAGTTTCAATCAACAAGTTTTTGTCAACTATCGATGGGTTAGCAGATGTCATGTGCAGGACAGCGCCCGCTCCACCCATCTGGTCAGTCAACAAGTAAAAAACTAGATCAGTAAACAGATTGCTCGGGCCTTGAGCTTGACTGCCAAATCCATAAACACTCAAGTCAGGATGCAGCCTTTCGACTTGTATTCCGCTGCCAAGCCATGTCCTTAACTGATCAAGCTGGGTAAAATTTCGGCTTGCTCGCAAGGAGAAACCTGCCAAAGTTAAATTGTTAAAAGCCGGTTTTTGATCATTAGGAATAATCTCATTTACATAGACAACTTGATGCTCCGGCTCAGAAGCGTTAGATTTTTGCACCAAACTTCTATAAAAGCTAATGTCTGCATATTGACTTTGCTCTTCGAAAATTACGTCGCCAGTAAATGTAGCGGTTACGTCAACAGTTTCCCTTTCAGCTATTCTTCCCCTAAAGCCGGTTGCGGCATAAACAGTACGGTATGGATTAGTTGTGGAAATGGTTTCTAAAGCTTCAAACGTGTCTCCTACGTTCCAGTTGGAGTTAGTGCTACCTCCAGTCACAACAGTGATAGTTGGCTCGTTCCAGCCTTGAGTCTGACCTGACCAATGGTCGTCTAGCTGTTTTACTGTCGCTACAAACTTAAGACGAATGCTTTTTGAGCCGGGTGCTGTATATGTTTTTTCGGCACTTGCACTTTCGCCAATGCTAAAATTTTGTGCGCTACCGAAAAGCTGATAATAAAAACCTTGGTTCCGACCAAATACGGTTGGAATCGTTGTCATTCCCGTAACTCGAAATCTTTGCCCTGACCATTGCAACGTTCCAGCAGGGTTGTTGTTTTTAAATGGGTTGGAGTTGGAGTAAGCAGTGCTTCCATTTGGGAATACAGCTGTTGAACCGTTTCCGCGCTTAACTTCAAACTCCTGATCAGCACCAAAATCTGTAGAGCTAAATACAACCCTAGTTGCTATTGGAGCCCAAACAGTAGTCTTGCCATTGGCACGAGCATAATGATCAGAAGGCAATTCAATTTTCTGCAACGTCCATTCGATAATTACAAATCGATTTACATTGTTTGGATCTACATATTCTCTTGTTGTTGCATTAATTGTTGAACCAATACCAGCTGGATACGTATCTGAGTTGCCTGCAATTTCGTAAGTCATTGCACCGTTTCTGCCGCTTGTCGCACCACTAAGGTTTGATATGTTTGCGACATGCTTGATGGCGCTAACCTGGTCTTCAGGGTCATCTCCATCCTTTGGCAGCGTTATATCTCTTGTAATAACGCTTGGGATCGTTTCCGACCCTGAGCCTGAAGTTGCTCTTGGGTTTCTAATAAATTCTTTATTCAGCCGTAAAGACAATTTTTTTGCCGTAAAGCCAGTTGTTATAATCTTAAATAGCCCAATTCCTGGTACGCTAAAGTCTCTTGCTATTTCTTTTGAACCGCTGGGCCTATTAGCTGCTGCCGCAGACAGTTGAATAAATTCTTGATCATCCGACACAGCACGTAACTCAGCGCCAGGCAAAGGCACAAGCTTATATTCAAGCTCTTCTTGTGCTGGATGCCTTATCTGAATAAAATTGTATTGCGAGACTGGCTTACGCCCCACGACCACAAAGAACAAATCTATGCGCTGAAACTCAAAACTCTGCCCACTAGCGTCAACACCGGCTTTCCTTACATATAAATTAAAGGCCGATGATCTAACTACGGATGAGGTAATTGTTCCTGTATTTACCCTTACATTATCTTGGTCATATTCATTGATCTCATCTGACGATGGCAAGCCGGGGAATGAACAAAGACCTTGCAAGTTTTGATATACCGAGCTTTTGATGCCAAGCTCAGTAACGATGGCAGGTCTGTTATTGCGTACCGTGCCTGTCGCAATTTTAGTTAAAGGGAAAAAGCCTGCCCCGACGCCCGCTAAATCGTCAATGTAAGTCTTTGGAGCTATGACGTTGTTCTCACTAACAATACCTATTTTTTTCTGCAGAGATTCACTTGTGTCAATACATACAAGATTAATTACCTGATCTGTTTTCGATTCGTCAGGATCAAAACGTGCCAGGCTGCGCTTTCTCACTTTCCATACTGTGCCTGCAATAGCAAAAATTTCACCAATCTGCATCGCGTCGTCTGCTGCCAGCTGTTCAGATAAGACTGTTGAATTAATGTCATCAACTTTTTCACCTAGTTGGTCTTTTCTGCTTTCGTAAACGTCTGCAGGAATGCTAGTTGCTGAGATTATAAAGTTTATTTCATCTTCTTTTTCTACATTTAATACTGCTGATCTTTGTCCAGTGAAGTCTTTATCAACTGTTATAAGTGACCCGCCAGGGCTTCTAAGGCTAAAGACTCCCATCCGTGGGCTGTATTGACGGCCTTCACCTACGTGTTTTTGCTTTCGTACAATCTTTGTATATTCTCCATTGCTACTTGGCGTGGTGCCTGGCGGCAAACCATCGCCACCATCACGCCCTAAGTTTAGATCACCAATAATTTTTAAACGTTTGATTATGTCAACTCTTTGTTTTTTGTCATTTATATTGTCTCTAGGTACAGTAATAACTTGATAATTTAGACGATAACCTGTTCCATTAGGTATCGCTCCATAAACACCAAACTCAGTATTGTTTGCTGGTGTGTACGCATGGCAAAAAGCTGTATCACGATCTTGGACGTTTGTCGGACAAACAAAGACTTCAGCGTTTGCATCATTCTCAGTGGATGGATCGCCTGTCGAATCACCTCCGCGAGTCCCTTCAATCCAGTCGCCAACTACGACACGGTTGTTGCCTCCTTCCGCAGACCCCTTCTTCCAATACAAAGCAAAAAAGTCTTCGTAAATAGTGTCCAGGGCGTTGTTGCCAAGGAATACGCCTTCTAGTTTTGGTTGGGCGATGCCATCTCTCC